GTGTAGTCGGGATCGTTGCGGTCGGTCTTCTCGGTGGCGGCGAGGTCCCAGTAGCGCACGATGTCGAGGTCCGCCGGCGCGGCGTCGATCACCTTGCACCACGTGCGGCGGAAGTAGAGGCCGGCGGCCGGGCGCACCTTCCAGTTCCCGCCGAGCAGCCGCGCGCGCTCGACGGCCGACTGCGCCATGAGGTTCGCCCGGTAGCCCGGGTCCTTCGCCATGAGGATCTTGTTGTCCTCGAGCTTGGCCGGGATAAACGTCACCGACTTGACGTCGTCGGGCCCGATGCCCAGGCGCGCGCACAGTTCCTCGGCGGTGTCGGCCCACGCGATCGCATCGTTGAGGCGCGCCATGTAGCGGATCACGCCGCTGCGCTCGGGGATCGGAAAGCCGGTCTTCTGGTCGATCCACCACGCGATGAACTCGGCCACCCAGGAGTCAGCGTCCGGGTTGCACGTGGCGCGGATGTAGGGCCGCACGCCGCACGTCGAGCGGTTGCGCGACAGCATGTAGAAGAACTGGCTCTTCGAGAAGTGCGTGAGCTCGTCGAAGCAGATGAGCGGGATCTGCGAGCCCTGCCAGTCATAGACCGTGTCCTCGTGCTCGAGGTGGGCGAACTTGACGAGGCCGCCGAAGGGCCAGCGCCATTCGAGCACGGCCTTGGCCGGCCGGCCGTTGACGTGCGGATAGATGCTGCGGCTCTCGTCCCACAGGCCGCCCGGGTTGCGGATCTGCGTCGTGTTGCGGCGGAAGAACACCGCCGCGAAGCCCTGCACGTTCGTGACGTGCCGCAGAGGCTCCATGAGCAGGCCGAAGCTGTTGTGCGTTGGCACCATGGCCAGGCCCGCAAGGTACAGGTGCGATGGCGAGTCGACAGTGATGCAGCGCATCGGCACCGGCTCGCAAGGCTCGCACGACACCACGTAGCGGAACTTCGTCGTGCGCCGCGTGTCCAGGCGCTGCGCCTTGGCCTTGCGTGAGAGCCTGAACGCTGGCACCGAGGTGGAGAACTTGAATCTGTAGCGCGGGCCGCAGTCGCGGCCGTACAGCGTGGCCCGTTCGTCGGTCCATGACGACCTGATGCCGAGAGATGCCAGCAGCTCAGAGAACCCGTCGCGCAGCGAATCCGATGTCGTCAGGAACTCGCACGACCCGCTGGCGGCCGCGTGGCCGTCGGTGTCCATGAGCCCCTGCAGGAGCGCGATTCGCTGGTCGACGGATGCGCGCAGGTACTCCTGCGGGATGTGCTTTCGGCCGAGCACGCCGAGGGCGCGCAGCGCCGTCGTCAGGCCTTCCACGCGCCATGCGTATTGCGCCGTCACCTTGTGCACGCCGAAGCCTGCCGCGCGCACGTGCTCGATCACCTCCAAGTCGGCGCTCGTGATCACGCCCGTCACCGTGGTCCCATCGCCAAGCCAGGCGCCTAGCACGTAGGGGTCGATCGACAGCGATGCGGCCGGAAGCTGCAGCGGCAGCGTCATGGGGATGGCGTGGTTCCGGCGTCCTCGCTTCGTGGTCAGGCTCGCCGCGATCTCGGCCGTCGTGCGCACGGCGCCGCTTGGCGCAGGAAGCCGCGTCGATTCCGCGCGGGCAGCGTTGCGAGCAGAGATTGCAGCGGAGAAGGCCGCGCTCTTCTTCCCGCCGGCCACGCTAGGCCTTGCCGCCCGGCGACGCGCGCGGTACTCGTCGTCGCGCCGCGTCATTGCCGCCAAGTCCTTCGCGCTGAAGGTCAGCCACTGGTGATCGGTACACGCCACCTGCTCGGCGCCGTCGCTGAACTTCATGAGGTAGGAGGCCGGGCGCTCGTCGATCGGCAGCACGGCGAGCACAGTGCAGGGCTGGCCGCGCTCGTCGAACACGCGATCGCCGACCCGCACGTCGCCCATCGTGGTCCATCCCGCCGGAGTTGGCAGCGGCGTGCCAAGCGGCAGCATCTTCCCGCCCCCGGCCGCGCCGCCGTAGATGACGATGTCGGCCGGGCTGGAGAGGAACTTCTCCTGCGGTCCTGGCTGCGGCCGGATCTCGACCTTCTCAGCGGCCATTGCCCGGGACGTACACCACGACCCGCGCCTCGGCGGCCACGACCGTGCCCTCGTCGCCGCCCACGCCAGCGGCAACGCCGGCCACCGCGCCGACGCGCACCGGGGCGTCCAGGCCGAGCAGGCGGGCGCGGCGCTCCATGCACTTTAGCACCCGGTCGACGGCCTGCAAGTCCGGCGTGGCGGCCGTGGCCAGCGGGTAGAGGCGCTGCAGCATGCCGTCCAGGCGCGACAGTTCCTCGCTGCGGAGCTCGTCAGTGTGCGCGGCGACCTGCGTGCGCGCATCCTCCAGCGCCTCAGTAACGAGCTGATGCGAGCGGCCGACGCTGATGTCGAGCTTGGCCGCGATCTCGCGGAACCCGTGCCCGGCGCGGCGCAGCTCGAGCGCCTTCACCTTGTTCTCCAGGGCGACAGCGATGCGCGGCGATGTCGCGCTCGTCACGCCTTGGCCCCCTCTTCCTGCCCCCGCAACTTCGCGTAGATGGCGCGCACGGCCTGCCGGGTGAGGCCGTAGGCGATGGCGCACTGCTCCTCGGAGATGCCTCGCTCGCGGTCCGAGACGATGGCGAGGTCGCGCTTCTGGCGCATGACGTTTGCGTCGACCGGTAGCTCGAGGCGCTGGCCCCCGAATGCCTTCACCAGTCGCTGCGCGGCAGCCAGGCCGAGGCTGAGGGCGATGGGGTGGTGTTCGTCGATGGTCATCGGCACGCGCAGGTCCCGGCCGCCCCACCGGCGCACGAGCTGGAAGGCTGTGGCGTGCCCGACCGCGTCGGCGATCTCGCGCATGATGGTCTGCACGAATGGCAGTTCCCGCTGCGCCGTGTCGGCGCGTGCGAAGTCGCGGCACCATCCGATTGCCGTCACCTCGGCGTGCTGCTGCGTGCAGTAGTAGACCTTGCCGCCGCCGCTCTCGTCGATCTCGCTGAAGCGGCAGCGGGCGCAGCCGTCGCGCTCCTGCGTGCTCATGTAGCCGGCGGACGCCAGCCGGTCGATCTGTGCCACGGTGTTCGCCATCGGGGTGCCCTCTACCTCAGCCTGCGCAGTGCCAGCATCGTGCGTTCGAGCCGCTCGCGGGCGCCCTGCCCGCGCTTGGCCTCGATGTCGGCCAGCCAGTCGCGGCGCTGCTGCAGCGACGGAAGCGCGAGGATGGCGCGCGCCTCGCACTCGTGGCGGTGCTCCGGCGAATCGGAGGGGACCACTGTGCCGTCGATGAGAGTGACGCTGCGCTGGGCCATGGTTCTATGGCTGCACCTTCACGACGCGCCACGTGCGCCCGAAGAGCACCACGCGGTCGCCGGGGCGCTGCAGCAGCGGCTGCGCACGGTCGCCGATGATCTCGACGCGCAGCGTGCCCCAGTTGCAGCGGCCTGGTGGGCGCAGGATGAGCATCAAGCGGCCTCCTCGATGAGCGAAGCCTGCCCCGCGGCCTTCGCCATCGGGGTGATCGTCACGACCACGCGCGCCTCGCCGTCCGGCTCCATGCGCTCGGCCACGATGCGTCGCACCCATCTGTCGTCCTCGATGGCCACGCCCTTCAGCGCGTCGAACAGCACCTTGTTCGCGTTGTCCAGGTCCAGGCACCGCACGTCATCGTCCCAGGCGGCCGGGTCGCGCCTCGCGCGCCGGGCCCAGTCCTGCGGGCGCTGCGGGTAGAGGCGGATGTCGATCTGCACCCGGCCGGCGATCGGGGCCGCGATGCCGGCGCGCGCGGCCTCGGCCTGCACAGCGGCCTTGTACGCCTTGGCCTCCTTCGACGGCGCCATCATCGTGCGGCCCGGGATGGTGACGGCCTTCCAATAGCGGTTCGCCGACAGCGGGTAGCCGAGCACGAGGGTGATGCTCTGCGCCGGCGCGGCGCCGCCCTGTGGCCTGGGCTCGCGGATCTCGCGGGAGAGGTGGGGCGCGATGAGGGTCACGACGGCAGCCCTCCCCACTCGGAGATCGCGGCGCGCGGTGGGCGCAGGTCCATGCGAACGCCGTCGGGCAAGGCGCGCAGCCAGGTCGCGGCGAGCGCGTTGCGCGGCCTGCCGCGGGCGCCTTGGATGTGCCGAGCCGAGACGGTGACGCGGCCTGATGCGAACAGGAGGCCGGCCTCGGTGGCGCGGTAGAGGATCGGCGTCGCGGCGCCGCGTTTCGGCTCGCGGCGGCCGACTCGCTCGATGAGGCCGAGCTGCAGGGCGACCTCGACGTGCGAGTGGTGCCACTGACCGACGTCGATTGGCGCCGGGTGGGCGGCCGCGGCTGCTGATGTGACGATGCGCCAGCCGCTCATGCTGCCTCCCGCATGGTCACGACGGCCTCGAACGCGGCGCGCTCGGCCTGCCGGGCGCGCATGTCGCGCTGGCGCTTCGGCCCGCTGATGACCGGCTTGCGGGCGTTGTGCCCTGGGCCTGCGCGCCAAACGGCCACCGGTCGCGCTACTGCTGCGCCGCGCCATTCCCACGCGCAGATGTGCGCCAGGCCTGCGTCGCGCAGCTGCTGCACGAACTTCAGCACGCCGAGGCGGTGCGCGCCGGAGGCCTCGGCGGCGTCGAGGATGGTCGATCCATCCTGCAGCTCGGACCAAAGCGAGGCGAAGAGGATGTGCGCGGGTTTCGGGCGGATCGGGCGGGCGCGGGTGTAGCCGGCGGGTGGCTGGCCCTCGCCCATCGCCCACACGACCTCGAGGTGCCGCGGCGACGGGCGCAGGATCTCGGCGGGGTGCGTCAGGCGCAGATGGGCGAAGGATCGAAGCACCTGGCGGGTGGATTGCTCTGTCCACTGCATGCGGGCGGCGATCTGGCGGGCGGTGCCGCCGGGGCCGAGCATGAGGCGGGCGTAGTCGAAGAGGGAGACAGCTGGCATTCAGGCCTTCCGAAGATGAGGCGCCACGAGCACGTCGCGGCGGTCTTGCCAGAAGCCGGGCGACACCCGGCGCAGGCACAGGTCGGACAGGACAACCTCGGGCCCGAGCGGCTCTTCCGAGCCGTCGAACCGCACCCAGCCCGAACACACCCAGGCCGGGCCGCCGCCCTGCGTGAAGAGGTAGCCGCCCACCGACTCGCCGCGCCACGCCCGCCGAACGATCACGAAGGCCTGCCGGCCAACGAGCTCGAACGGGGCGACGACGCGCGCAAGCTGGCCGGGGGCGACGTTCATGCCGCAGGCTCCCAGGTCCCGAGGGGGCGCTGAAGCGGCGGGTGCGTGGCCACGAAGTCGCGCGCCCAGGCCAGGTAAGCCTGGTCGAGCAGCTCCGGGTGCGGGTTGTTCTCGGCGCGCTGCAGGGCCGACAGGCAGGCGCGGCGCATCAGCTCGTCGCGCTCCTCCTGCCGGCGCTCGGCCGCCTGGTCGGGCTGCGTATCGCCGTCGGCCATCAGGGCCAGGGCAGCGGCGAAGGACTCGCCACGTTCAGGTGCGTATCGGTTCACAGGGCTCCCCCCATGTCGTAGGGCTCGACGGCCTCGCTGGAGTGGTCGACGAAGCGCAGGGTGCGGTGGTCAATCCACATCCCGAACTTGCCCTCGACGGCGCCGTTGCGCTGCTTGTCGATGATCACGATCGAGTCCGGCCGGGCGAGCACCTCGGGCCGCGGCTCCTTCTTGTCGAGCTCGGCGCGCTTGGCCTTGTCCTCCCACACGAGCACGACGTTGTGGGCCTGGTCCGGGATGGCGCCGCTGCCCTTGATGTCGTACCGGGTGGGCGGCTTGGCCTCGTCTCCGCTGTTCGGCTTGCGGCAGTGCGCCACGAGGTGCAGGTGCAGGCCGGTCTCCTTGGCCAGATCGCACAGGTCGCCGATCAGCTGCTTCTGCTCGTCCATGGATTCCTCGGACTCGCAGACCTTCATGAACGAGTCGACGAAGACGTGGCGCCCCTGCAGCTGGTCGGCAAAGTAGCGGCACACGGCGAGGCACTTGCGCGGCGTCAGGCGGCCGACGTGGTCGAAGAGCCACAGCCGCTCGTCGGTCCAACGCAGGAACTCGCGGCGGGCCTCCTGGTGCGGCTCCGGGCTGGACGCGGCCTGCTTGACCATGCGGGCCAGGGTCTTGCGCGGCGGCATCTCGAGCGAGACGACGAGGCAGCGCTGCTCCTGCGCGATGAGGTCGAGCGCGACCTGGCCGGTGAACGTGCTCTTTCGGTGGCCGTTGTAGCCGGCCCACACGGTCACCTCGCCCTCGCGGAACTCGATGGCGTTGCGCAGCTTCGTCGAGTGCATGGCCACGGCACGGCGCGAGCTGTCGCGTGGCGCGAACTCGGCGTCGAGCTCGTCGGCGAAGATGCTGGCCGGCCGGATCTTGGCCTTGAACTCGGTGGCGTCCTCGTAGGCGCCGAAGTCGATGTCGTCGGGGAGCCAGTGCGCCATGCTCAGGCCTCCTCGAATGCGATCTCGGTGGCCACCGGCTCGCCGCGATCGGCGGTGACGCGGTGCGACGAGCCGAAGACCCTGGCGGCACCGGCATCGCTGCAGGCCTTGACCCAAGCCCGCATGCGCTGCGGGTCGGCGATGGTCACGTGCACCGTGAGGCCGACCACGAAGCGCAGGTCGGCGCGCAGCGGGTGGTCGGCGGGGTCGATGCTCACCTCGACCGGCTGCGGCTCTCGGAAGGCCCACCAGTCGAGCCGGGTGCCGTCGGCCAGCGGCTGCGGGGGCGGGGAGTCGACCAGCCACACGGACGGCGGCCGGATGCCGCGGCGGCGCATGGCGACGAGGCGTTCGTGGCCGCGCATCAGTGCACCCCGTCGAGGTCGAGCGCAGCGCTGGCCGGCTTCGTCGCCCGGGTCTCGGCCGCACGCCGCAGCCAGTTGCGCCACGTGGCGGTCCAGTCGGCCTTTCGGCCCTTCTCCCCGGGCTGGGCGACCCAGTAGTCGCGGAACTTGGCGAGCTCGGCCTGGGCTGCGCCGTTGCGGAAGCCGAGGCTCTCGGCGAACGCGGTCTGCTCCGGGCCTGGGGCCCAGTCGGACGGGAGGTGGGTCCCCCGTTGGGCGGGCGCCGCGACAGCGGCGGGAGGGCGAACGGGCCTCTCTCTCTCTTCTTTTCCCTGTCCCTGTCCCTGTCCCTGTCCCTGTCCCTGTCCCTTGGATTCTGTGACGTTGTCTGTTACAGAGTCCGGCGGCGTCTGTGACAGAGACTGTGACTGCTGTTGCAACAGCCTCTGTCGTGCTTCCTCGCGTGCTTTCCTGGCAGCCTCTGTGCGAGCGCGCTGCGCGAGCTTCGACTGCCACGCCTCGCGGGCCTTGTCGGCGACCACCGGGTGATACAGCCGCCCGTCGGCGCACTCGACCCACCCGCGCATGCCGCCGGCGGCGCGCACCTTCTGCCAGCCCTTCACGTCGCGGCCGAAGCCCAGCAGCCGCGCCAGGGCGACGTCGTCGATGGGCAGGCTGGCCGCGGGCAGCTGGTGCCATGCCACGCACCACGACAGCACGGCGCAGCGGAACACCTCGGGGTCCGGGTGGGCCGCCAGGTCGGAGTCGCGCAGGCGCAGCACGTCGAGCGGCATGAACCCGAAGTCGCGAAGGTCAACCTCGGCCGGCACCAGCGGCGCGGGGCGGGTGTCTGTGGTCATGCTCGAGCCAGTTCCTTGTTCGCCCCTTCGACGCACTTGGCGCAGCGCCTGCGGACGCCGGTGCCGCGGAAGCCGATGTTAGGCCCCAGCGCTTTGCGCAGCGCGGCCATGTGTTCATCCATCAGCCCGTTCGGGTCCCACACGGCACTGCGCACCACGGTCCACGCGACAATGCAACGCCCTGCCTGCCGGCGCAAGTCGCC